TGTTCGAGATCGCGGCCAGAACCGTGCTGGCGTAGAACTTCTCGATGAGTTTCCCGGACCAGATCTCGGGAATGAAAACGCCCGAGTAGGCAGGAGAGGGCGAAGAGCCCAGATATGGAGTTCCAACTGTTACAGGCATGGCCAGCCGTCCTTGCTAAGAAATGGTTATTGGATTCGACCCTCCTTCTCCGCCGCGAAGATGCTGTTTTCAAACTGAGCAGCTTCGGCTTCCCGACCACGGAATTTACCCGCTGCACGGTCGGCGTAGAACTTGGTGATTGAACTTCGGGTGATGGTGGGCTTCTCGGCAGGGGCACCAGGGGCCGCTGCGGACTTCGCTCTGCCCGGGGCCGCGAGGTTTCTGAGCGGAACCCGGGGCGCGAATTGCGCGTTGGGTGTCGGCTCGTCATTCGCGGTTTCCGTTGCAGCCATTTCAGCAAGGAAGCCTTGGAAGAAGGCAGACACTCGAGGGAAGTCGTTTCGCTCGTATGCTGCCTTCAGCATATTGTGACGTATATTCCCAGAATAAGCATCTGTCAACTTCAGCCATGAGACAAAGTCTGGGGCGTTGTTGATGGCACGCCAGTCGGGCAAAGACTTGTCCATGTTCTGGATCAGTGTATCGCGCGCCGAAAGCTTGAGTTGCTTGCCAACACCACCGACTTGTTCTTTGAGCCGGTTGATTTCTTCTTGGAATGGTGCAGTGGCTTGCTGGGCGATACGAGTGGCGACATCGATGAAGTCCGGGCCGTACTCGGCTTCTTCTTCCGCCGTCAGCAGGCTCTTCACCTGGGGCGCGGGTGCCTCAGTGCGGCGTGGCGCGGCTTCCATCGACGCAATGACGTTGTTGAGGTTGGCGATACGATCGGACAGCTCAGCCATCTGGCTGCGCATGCGCGGTACTTCCGAGTCGTAGCGCCCCTTCATCGAGAGGTATTTGTGCTGCCATGTGCCCGGGGCAGCAGAGTCGTCTTCCTGCGCTGGCTCTTCCTGCCGCTGGAAGTGTTGCTCGGCGGGCGGATCACCCTCCTGATCGTCCTGCGGCTCGGGCGGGGGGTCAGCGGGCGGGTTGTCGCCCTGGATAAACTGGTTCTGGAGTTCGGCGGCGCGCGCTGCGGCGGCGGCCACGGCGGCCGGCACAATGACGCTCTTATCGGTATCGGGGAGTTGCTTGGCCATTTTTCATTCTTTCAATCGAGTCTGCGGTTTCACGACAGTTTTCGAGGATCTTCAGCAGCTGGGCGCATTGCTGCGCGCGGCCCTGAGCCACCTGGAGTGTCTCAACCGGCGACTGGATACAGTTGTCACGTTGGGTGTTTGCGTATTCACGAAGAGCCACCAAAAACTGATCAAAGTCTTCGATGGCTCTCGCTTTGAGTGACACGGCAGCCAAGGCAAGCTTGGCATCCGCGTTCATTACTTGCCTGTCTGGCCAGACTTCCTTGGGGAAGCAGACTGCTTACCAAACATATGACCAGATCCGCCCTTGGCGAACTTGCCGCCAGCGCCCTTGTCCTTCTTGCCAGTGACATCCGGCGCGCGGTTACCCGCGGTCTGTTTGCCGAACATGTGGCCGGAGCCACCCTTGGCGCCGCCACCCGGCAGAGCCTTGGTCGAAATCACTTTACCTTTTGCCATCCACGGCTCCTTTTCCTACGTGTGTAAACCCCGGGATGGGGCTACTTCTTAATAAGCCGATAAAGCTTTCGGCTTCTTTTTTGGCGGCTTCTTTTCAGTATCCGCCTTGAGCATTTTTGCTTTGGCGTAGCGCTCGTTCAACTGTTTTGCGGCCAAGTTCTGGCCGTTAAACATCGCTTTGGCGCCACGATACGCACTGGTATCCTTCGAGCCCGGTGCCTTGATTGAACCTTTTGGCATTACTGCATCCCACCTTGTACTGTGTTGGTCTGAGGGCCCGAAGCATTGTTTACGATCTCACCCTGCTGGTTGCCCTGTGCTTGGGCCGCCGCATCGGGGTTCGCCCCGAAGCCCACGCCCCCAGTTTGTGCTGCCATGGCCTTGGCCTGGCGCTCTTGCTCGTCGAGATCGTCTTCCGTCGGCACCACGGCAGAGCCTTCGAGCCCAAGCCCGTTGGCCACCGCGCGCAGCACCGAGGCCCGCCCCTTTGGTCCGATGATCCCCATGTCGATGGGGTTGGCTGTGGTGGTGAGGAACTCGAGCTGGCGGGCGCGCTGGGTTTCCTTCTGGATCGCCACGGTGACGCCCAGAACTTCCACTGTTTCCTGACCATTCAGGAGGCCCGACTCGTCGGTCATCATCACCATGTCGAAGAGGCTTTCGAGCGCCGGCTCGATCACGTCGCGGTCGATATTGGCGGCCACTGTCTGGAGGATCTTGGCAGCGTTGCTCATCAGCATGGCAAGACCCGAGGCGGTTCTACCCGCCCCGGCCCCTGCACCGCCCCCAGTCACGTATTTTGGAATAGCTGAGAGATCATCAGCCAGCTGTGAGGCTGCCTGATACACCGCCAAAAGCTCCTGCGCGTTGGAGTTTGGGTGGAAGAAGCTCACCGGCTGCTCAGTGTTGTTACCCATCGGGTCAGATGTGACCGCCCAGCGCTTCCACGGATAGAGCTGCTGTCCGTCCTCGCCCGGCTGCAGGCGGTCGTGGTTGACCACCACCTGCGGTCCTGACGCGATCGAGAGGTTGTTCACCAGCGACCGGAGCGTGGCATTGGCCAGATCTTGAATGTCAGCGAGGATATCAGGCAAGCCGTTGCCTACCGGCGTGCCCGGAACCTTCTCGAACGACGTGGCAAAATACGGATGACGCTTGCGCGGGGATGGCGACATCTGGACCTTGATCACATAGCGCCCGATGAGCCAGACCTGCACGAAGTAATCGCGAAGCTCGTCCGGGATTTCCTGCTCGGTCATGCCGTACTCGAGCAGCATGCGACCCTGCACGTTGCCATGATACTCGAGGCAGGTGATCAGCCCCGACTGGTTGAATATCGGGTTCTCGCGGCTTTCCTGCTGGGCGCGCTCCGAGTCGGTGACATCCCAGTTGTCGCTCAAGCCGCCGCGGCCGTACTCGTCTAGGACCTGCCGTATGTTCTCTGTGTTATAGCCTGGGAGATCGAGGAGGTCGTTAAGGTCGGCACGCGATACCCGCGTCCGCTCGATGACATCGGCGCCTTCAATAGTCGACGCGCCCGGCGTCCACCACACGTCGAAGGGGCTGGTGCGGTTCCAGAACAGGCGCGGTTCTTCAGACACCACAGCACGGCCACCGACCCACTTAACAGATGGGACGATGCGAACCACAGGACCCTTGATAATCCCAAATGGGAACAGAGGAATATCCTGAATGAGTTCGGCCAGTGCCCCATAAAACCCGCCTTTGGTGAGAATTTCCTGGATCTTGTCCTGCGCAACGGCTGCTTGCTTGGCAGCACGCTTCTTGGCGGCTTGGCGGGCGGCCATGGTGAGTTGCTCGGTGCGATCGCGCATTTTGGTGACGTCAGGCGGCTGCCCCGTCATGCTCAAGCCTTGCACCTCGATGTTGACCAGCTCCTGTATGGATTGCAGAATTTCAGGCGGCACGTCAGGGTCCGCCGGCGGTTTCAGGCCCCATGGAAGCTCCGGGCCGAGATAGACGTCTCTGAGAAGGCTCGACGCCCCGCGGCATTTCATGGCGACGAGGCGCGCGTAGATGTCACTGCCACCGAACTGCTGGATTTGCGCCATCTTGGAGGGATCGTACTGGCCATTGAAGGTGCGCATCGCACCCAGAAGGCGCTCGTTCCAGCCATTGGCGGATGAGCGGTGGCGCTTGAATTGTTCGAACTGCGTGGTCAGAAATCCAGCCAGCTGCTGGTCAACCATGGACTTTGACGCAGCTGCTACTTCAGCAGCCCTAGCTTCATCCTGGGTTTTATTATACGAATCGACATCTTCAGGCTTCACAACCCGGAGAATTCCTTGGGTAGGGAGCGCTGGCGCCATTGAATGCTTACCTACTGTGTAAAAGATCGCTATTATGGGGGATATACTATGTCGAACACTCTGACAAGCCCGGGGATACTTCAGCACGACACGCGCCTTTTGGTGCTGGCGCGCGAAATTGCCATGGACATCCACCCGCTGGAGGAAATCTTCAAGCGCTTCGAGCTGACACCCGAAGACTGGGAGGCACTCCAGGCGAACCACCGCTTCCAATCCTACTTGCAAGACGCAGTGGTGAGCTGGAACGCCGCCCTCAACGCCTCCGAGCGCATCAAGGTCAAGGGCATGGCGCTGATCGAGGACTGGCTCCCCGATGCTTATGGCCACCTTGCCAGCGCGCGAGAGACGCTCCGTGACAAGATCGAGCTGTTCAAGGCGCTGCAGAAACTCACCGGCATCGGCGAGAAGACACTTGGCAGCGGTGATGCTTCCGACCGGGTGTCGATCACCATCAACATGGGCGCCGACAACAAGCTCACGGTGGAAAAGACCTTCAACCAGTCGATCGAGGCCATCGATATCAGCTCTGACCCGCTGGACGTGCTGTGATGTGGGCGGTCATGCACTTCGGCTGCGAGGTCCACATCGTCCCCAAATATGACGAGCGGGTGCACTTTTTCGTGGGCTGCTGGTGCCACCCCACGCCCGACGATGACGAAGATGACATGTTCATCCACCACGCGCTCGACCAGCGCGAACTCTACGAAACTCCGGGGATTGTGTTCCAATGATCATCAACTACTCTGCGCCGCCGACATGTGCCCGCATGATGAAGTCCGAAGCGTTCATCCGGCTCATCGCCGGCCCAGTGGGCTGTGTCGCAGCCGATACCCAGATCATAACCGAGCAGGGTCCACTCCCCATTTGGCGCATAGACCGGCCCATGCGCGTTCTATCGTGGAATGCGAGCTCATATCGATTTGAGCTTTCCTGGTGTGGTGGATCGTTCCCAAAAGGTACGGACTATCTTTACCGAGTCGTAACGCCAAGCGGAGTATTTGATGCAGCCGGGCATCACCGCATTTTCTGCGCTGACCATAAGTATCGACTCGTACAAGATCTTGCGGTCGGCGATGCCTTAGCAGCATGTTCTGATACCCGGCTTCGGACCAGTTTGGCCGCCGGCCCTTCAAAGTCTGCTCCAAATGTTCTGCGTTCCCTGCAAATAGACGTAGGTTATCTGGAGCATTGTGCAGCGTCAGCCCGTCAATATGGTCTACAGTTTCTGTCGGAAGCAGATACCGCCCTAGTTTCCGCTCAAGCACCAGACGGTGCTCATAGATCAGCTTCGTCTCTCGCTGAGCGCGCTAGTACCTCCATATCCGCCAGGACTGTCATTTCGATTGAACGCCTCACTGTCAAGCAGTCTTACTGGGACATGCAGGTTCTGGGCACGAACAACTACGTCACTGTTGACGGCACGATCCACCACAACTCAGGCAAGACAACTGCGGTGATCCACGAGATGCTGCGGCGCTCCATCGAGCAGCGCGCTGCGCCCGACGGGTTTCGCTACACACGCTGGGCGATCTGCCGGCAGACGCTGTCCCAGCTCAAGCAGACTGTCCTCAAGGACATCCTGACATGGCTTGGACCACTCGCTGAGTGGCGCGTCTCCGAGAATACGATCTATGTGCGCTTCGGCGATGTAAAGTCCGAGTGGATACTCGTGCCCATGGAGGACCAGGAGGATCAGCGCAGGTTGCTCTCCTCGCAGCTCACCGGGGCGTGGATCTCGGAGGGCATCGAGATCGACTCGGATCTGGTGCAGCCCATCGCCGGCCGCTGTGGCCGTTACCCGGCAGCGAACCAGGGTGGCGCATCGTGGTTCGGCGTCATCATCGACACCAATATGCCGACCGAAGGCACGACATGGCACACGCTTATGACCACCGAGACGCCACCAGAGTGGCAGGTGTTCATCCAACCAGGCGGCCTTGAGGATGACGCTGAGAACCTCGAGTGGCTCACCCAGACGCCAGACACGCTCAAGCTCGCCATTGATGCCCCGCAGCGCATCGCGCAGGGGCGCTTGTATTATCAGCGGCTGTCAACAGGCACCAACAACCCGGACTGGGTCAAGCGCTATGTGCACGCGAAGTTCGGCAACGACCCTTCGGGCTCCGCTGTGCACCGCGAAACCTTCAAGAGCTCCTTCCACGTGGCTGACGAGCTGTTCATCATCCCCGGCCGCCCGCTGATCATCGGGCAGGACTTCGGGCGCGATCCGTGTGCGATCATCGGGCAGGTGGACGCCATGGGGAGGTTGCTCATCCACGGCGAGATCAACTCGCATGAGATGGGGCTCGAGCTGCATATCAACCAGCACCTGCGCCCTGAGCTCAGCTCGGCTAGGTTTCTGGGCTGCAGTGCAGTGATCGTCGGTGATCCGGCGGGCGGGCAGCGCTCGACGCTGTACGAGGAAACTTCCTTCGATGTGCTCAAGCGCGCGGGCTTCGCGGCGTACCCGGCGCCGACCAACGACATCGACGCTCGCCTAAGAGCCGTGGATGCTTACCTGATGCGGCAGGCGAACGGTGGCCCTGCGATTATTTTCGACAAGCGCTACTGCACGCAGATTATCCGTGCGCTGAATGGTGGCTATCGCTATGCGAAGATGCGCAACGGGCAGATCAAGCCCAAGCCCGACAAAAACGAGTCCTCGCAC